AAGAAAGCTTTGAAAGATACTTGAGCACCAGAAAAAGTCTGATAGAATTCCAAGACTTGTCCTTTTCTCTCTAATGTGTCTGTAGGATCATACATTATGATTTCTCCTTACTATGGTGCATCAAGTGCTGCCACTCTGGCATCTATCTCTTTCCCATCTAGGAATATTTGGAATCTGTAGACGGGCTGCCCTTCGCTATCTTTTTGTACTTTCCCTGCTTCTCTGTCTCTAGCTGCTATGGATTCACCTTTTATTTTTTCTAAGTTTTCAGTCGTAACGCCCATCTTGGCCCCTATGTTAGTGAGCATATCGTTAACAATTTCAAGGGCAGCACTAATACCTTCGTTTCCAACAACCGCGTTTCTAAGATTCTCTGCTGATTCAATGGCTGGTGTGAATGTGTTTTGGTTAACTACATCAAGTTTTTGAGCAATTCCATCTACCCCAAGAGCGACATCTTCAAGGATTTGCATATTATCTTGGGTCGTTCTCCTTTTTTGCGCTTCGTCCGAAAGTTCAGATTGAGATTTTGCCACGGCATCGGTCGTATCAATAAGATCATTAAAACCCCCATCTAAAAGCTGTGTTAGCTCTAGGGCATTGTTAATGCCTGGAGTTGCCGCTACAAATGCCTGTATTTGTCGTCTAGACATATTTTCGACGCTTACCCCAGCATCTTGAAAAGCTTGTGACAACATCTGCATTCTTTCTACGGGCGTCTCTGCCATTGTTAGTTCAACAGAGTTTAGGAACGGCCCACCCAATAGGGCATTAAGTTGCCCAACAGCCTGTGTAGAACCTTCAAATGTGTCTGTAAGATTAAACACTTCTTGAAATTTACTAAATTCTAAACCTGTTGATTTTGCGGCTGCTGCTGTTTGGCGGAAAACTCGTTCTGCCTCTGAACCAAACATTAGCATACTTGGCATTTGTGTGTTAAAGGTTGTAAACATCTCTTGAGACGTAACGCCCAATTCTTCTGCAAAGTTTTCCAATCCAAGTGTAGAGCGGACAATAGAACCCTCTGACTGGTTAAGTCCTTTTCTAAGAATCTGGAATGTTGCTGCTGTTGTTTCAGAACCAATCCCAACAGCCTCAAGAGCTACTGCTGCATCTGCCAGAGCGGTCTCGGCTGGACTTATGCCTCCTTTCGTAAAATCAGTAAATGTTTTTGTAAGATTAGTATATACATCGCCCATCTCCGCACCGGACAGGCCGAATTCTCTATTCCTAAAAGTAGCATCTATAATTTTTTGATTGTATTGCCCAGCAAAACCAGTGCCTTGGTTAAACGACCTAGCTGACTCTAATTGGTCTCTTATCACTCTCCGAGTAGCACCAGCGAGCCCTCCGAGTTCTCCCTCAAGCAACGCTATCTGTGTTTTGTAAGCCACCACGCCGCCAACTCCAGCAGTAAATGACTCCATCTGCTCCTCAGTGGCTCCGGTGGCATCCATAATAGCTGCCTTGACCTGATCAAATGCGGTACCTACGTCAGTAAAATTTGTTACTGTATCAAATATACTTTGACCAAATTGTGTAATAGTATCTGTAGCACTCTTAAATGACGTAGTCAAATCGTCAACCTGTTGCTTGGTCACGGTTATCCCTTGAGCACTGAGTAGTTGCATTATTTGATTTGGATCCATAACAAGCCCTCTATCTTATAAGTAGTGCTTTATATTAGATTTTATTTCTGCCTACTTCGTCTTCTTTTTGTTTTATAAGGCGTTTAACGAACCATCTACGTATGGCAATCGGGAGCGAATAAGACTCTGCGAATGACCAATTGCCATAGTAGCTCAAGAAGAAAAACTCTTCATACATGGACTCTACGTAGTTTTCAGGAAGGCCAAAAAAAGTCGATACCTAGTGGCACCGCCCTGACCACTACGTGTTGACAGTTGGGGCACTCTATTCTCTGATCCATATCGAGTGATGGTGTTGCCCTGTCATATGCTTTCTTTACTTCTCTAGAATCCATAGCTGGCATGTTATCAATAAAATTCTCTACTTCTTGTCTAGCGCTAATAGAGTTTACAGACACAATAACCATCTTTAAGAAATCAGTTCTGTTCCTTTCTGGAAGGTTATTCTTTCTATTTGTATCCCTCATGTTCTCTAGATAGGATTGTTGTTTTGCACTGAGAATTCTTATCTCTGCTGTAAAGCCAGAACGTGGCAAGACAATACTAAATGTACCAGCTGGTGAAACAGTGAGGTCCTCTGGGACTTCCTTGATAGGAATATTAACCAGATCTACAACATGATCATGGTTTGTGCCACACGATGGACATTTAACATTAGAAACATACTCTGGGCCATAACCTGTTGCTCTAGCAGCAATCATGATAGCACTCTTGTCGCCAGGATAAAGTGTATTGACATCGATAGAACTATCTACCAACACACTTTGGATAAGCCTATCAATCACAATCCCTCGACTGATGAGAGCTTGTGAAGTAAGAATATCTTCTTCTTTTGCTGACATATAACGAATCTCCACTTCAGACTTAAGATGAAGTGGGTGCCCCTCAGGATAGAACTTTCCTTGAGTTGGTAGTTCTACAAACTCTGTTGGGTTAGTGAAGCTCAAAGCTCCACTGAACTGTGGTGTAGGAGGGGCTGCTTGAAGAGCAGCGGTCCTTGCACCATTATTTCTCTTAGCCAAATAACACCTCTATTTATTAGTAACTCTGCCCAGGACCCCAATACTTGTTTAGGCCAGGAGCCGGATCTTCTGAGCCTGGACCTGGATCTGCCTTGTTCTGCGTCTCAATTGCAGCCCAGTCATATCGGAACTTAGCAGTAAGGGAAGTAAGGCCCTCTTCACCATACTTGAGTGTTCCACCGAAATCAACAGATGTGATGAAAGCGTTTGTAAGAGTCCAACGCTCTAGAACGGTACCATCCGAATCAATTTGCTCGATAACAACAGACTGGACAGCATCAACTGCTTCTCTCTTAGAAATAGTTGTAACATCGTTAACGTTTGTGGGTGGCACATAACCAGAATCAAAAAGAATTCTTGTTAAGTTGATTGAAGCATCTGGGCTTACTGGATCAACCAACTCGATTGTTACTTCGTTCCAAGTAACCTTACCGGGATAGTAGAAAGTATGGTTTAAAAACTCATGGCTACTAGGGTTCACTGTTACTGATGGTTTGGTAACGGACTTAGCATACCATGTAGCTCCATCAGGCATGGAACCAATACGCACTAGAAATCTAAAATTTCTTTTTGGTGAAACTTGTGAAGAGGTCCAAAAACCTGCTGAATTTGCCATTTATAGTTTTCTCCTTATATCCTGTTTTAATTAGTCACTTAATTTAATTAATCATCAAATGAAGCGCCACTTCTTGTGATCACGAAGTCAACCGCAATAAACTCGATTGCCCTTGCTGGCTTGAGGAAAATCTTGGCATACAAGATGTTTCTGTCAACAAGGTCTGGTGTTGTGGTTGTCTCGTCAAGAACAACGCGGAACTCGGTGAGACCCAATCTGGCCTGAACGGAACCCAAGAACTTATCTGCCTCTGTCTTGAAGCGAGTCCAAGTAGTCTTGACGTTCTGGTCGAAGAGGATACCGGCAGCAATTCTAGAAATTCTCTTCTTGAGGAAGATAAGCAGCCTACGAACATTGATTCTGTCTAGGGCACTTGGAGTTACCTGTAGTGTCTTCTGGCCGAAGATTACAATACCCTCTGACGGGAATGTAGCGATTGGGTTGATGTTGGCCTCATAGAGATCATCACGATCCTCTCTTCGCAGTCTCTCGACCGTTGAGAGGACGGGGAATCCACCAGCACCAGTGCTTAGGCCACCTCTTGTGAATCCTGCTGGAGCAAACCAAAGCTCAGAGCGAGCCTCGGAAGAAGCGAACGTTCCAATTGCAATAACAGAAGGCGGTACCCAGAGTGAGCCGTTAGAGATATCATCTCTGATTCGTACCCATGGATAGAATGTACAGCCATAGCTTGTATTAATTCTTCTCTGCTCAAGGCTAGATACAGTGGAAGAGACACTACCAACTCTACTCTGGAAATCAAGAGTGGACTCTGTAGTTGGGGTGTAGCCCTCCTCTATGTCGATGACTGCAAGGCAGTCAGAACGAGCCTCAGCCACCGAAAGAAGCTGATCCGTAATGATTGGCTGCGTGATACCCGGTGCTGCAATGATGTTTGCTTCCACAAACTCTGGGTCTGCAACAGTGTCAATGGCTCTTTTAACAGTATTGTAAGCATAGCTAGTCGCTTCTGTAGGGCTTGAGCCAATTGCTGTGTTGTTAAAAGGCTCTTGCTCGCCGATATCAACACCATCATGACCACCCCATAGAGGCATTGTAAACCTGCTGTAACCAGCGTCTAGAGAGGCTGTATGTGCCCCAGCAGCGCCATTTAAAGAAGTTTCAGCAGCAGCCGAACCTGACTCGTAAACTCCACCAGTCTTCACATCATCTAGTGTAAAGATGAAAGAATACTCAAACGATCCACCAGCAGTAAACGTAGAAGACGCACCGGGAGCAGGTCTAACATAGTCAGCATAGCCTGGATCGTGTCTAGTGCTAGTAGCAGTAGTTGTTGGCTGAATTCCAAAATAAGCCTTAGTAGGATCGGAAAGGCCCCCGTCAGAGGCGTTTGATCTAAGTGGGATAGATGGGAATATGAAAGAAGCAGTGAATTGAGCACCCATTCCAGCATGATGGAAGAAAGCAGTGTCATCCAAATCAGTTGGTCTTGCGTCTGCTGGCACTCTCGCATCCGAGCCTGTAGCAAATGTATCAACCTGTGAGCTGTTCGAACCTGAGTCGAATGTATCGACACTTCCAGAAAACACACTAAAGTCATGTGGCTTAGGAGGACCATAGAAGCCAAATGGCAGCAAGGAAGGGGCAGCCAAGCCATCTGCCACAATAGCGTTCATGACAACGTAAATGTATTTAGACTGGTTATCGAACTCGCCATACTGGCGAAGTCTTCTTTCTGTAGTATTCCACTGTACATACTTATCACCAATCTTCTTAGCAATGTAATCCTCGGAAGCAGGATTCAAGTTGCAGCCTGTGAACTGCTCAACAATTTCAGGTGCATTATCAGAATCACTTGCACGACGAATCTGAACAGTGAAGGTTCCGTAAGCGTCAATATCGTTTCTTGGAGCCTTAATATCAGCGATTGAAATCTTAAGGTTCTTTGAAGCCCACTCAGCGTGATTTAGGGCCACGAATTTGAATAGGTTCTGTGTATCTACCTGAGCATCAAAGCTTGTGTAGGTTGTAGAAGTATTCTGCGAGAACACAAATCCAGTCTCACCATCGTCAAATTCTCTTCTCTTGTAGGAAAAATTGTTAGCTGCTGTCTCATCCAGGCCAAGTGGGACAACAATTCCGTAAATGTCTCCAGATAGGCCAGGATCGTCAATGGCAAATCTCTCAAATGTCTCACCAAGCCAGTATTTGTTGGCTACGTTTCTAACATCGGCCTGTGTTGTGTGATCACCATCTCTACCATTTCCAAGTTGTGGGTTCGTGTTAAATACCTTTCTAATATACTTGGAAGAGTTTCTGTCAAAGTTGAAAGAAGAAGTGTAATGACTTATTCCATCGCTAATAACTGCTTTGAATAAAGAATCGTTTGTCTTCAATAGACCAAGGGTTCCCTTATCGTCTGCAGCTGCGATATTTGTTCCAGAAAGTTCTACCGTGGCTCCGTTAGTGTAGAAAACAGCTGCAAGACGACCATCACCAATATCAACATTCTTCATGTCAGTGGATGCAGAAGCGAACACAAACAGACCATAAGCTCCATCATTAGTCGCAGTGACAGTCGTAGGACCTGCATCGCCAGCCTGCCAGCCAGCTAGTCCCTTTCCTGTTGCGCTGCCGTCCTGTGCCCCAAGTAACCTAACATAATTAACAGGACCTACTCCAGCACGAAGGTAAGCCATGGCTGCGTAAGCGCCGTATGTTGGCCCTACGTAGTTGCCATCACGCCATACATCGTCACCACGTCCACCTGGGATCGGGTTACCGTAGAACTCAATAAACTCAGAAGGAGAGTTAATTCTGATTGGACGCATTGCAGGGCCGTAATCAGAACGACCAATGATGATTGGTCCAACATCCGGCAAGTCGTTCGGAAGCTGTGAGTTATCAACTTCGTTAATAAAAATGCCAGGGGATACGAATCTAAACTTTCTTTCAGCCATTTGGTAGAGTCTCCTAAATAGATATCTTTACGTAATAAATAGTATTTTAAAAGACGAAAGTCTGATTTTACTCTCTATAAAACAGGTGGATGCTCCTAGTGGAGTCAAACTCTGGGATATCGCCTACTATAACTCTTTCTCTGGGTATCTTAACTTCTACAGCGTTTTCTCGTACTGTGAGCTTTGGTCGTTCCCTATTCGGGCCTTCTCCGATAAGATAACCCAATATTTTAATTGTTATTGGCACCTCATACATACGTTCTTCTTCACCTAACGAAGCAACGTTGCTTGTCTGCCCAAAGTCTCCCTGTATGAAACCTTCAAAGCGATGACCCTCATGGTCAATAAAAAAGTTATTTATTTGTCCAGTGCTTGTGATAAATGGAGTTATGATTTCGTTTATTTGCTGTTGGTATTCTGTTCTTACCGTTACAGCGTAATCCACAACAACGTAAGTTGGAATAGGCATAGAAATTGTTTCATACACAACCTTGCCTGGGTTCTTTGATGGAAAGTTTTGCTGTCCTACCCCAACGTCTGCAGCACTCATAGAGCCCTCTAGTCTAGCCGTGTCTGCGTTTAAGAAGTTGGATGTTTTCTCCTGCTGTATCTTTCTAGCAACTACAAGCGCACCACCTTTAAAATCATTTGTCTCTGGTATATGAGACCAAGCAACCCCTTTCATGCTAGGGTCTTTCTTCATTGATTTTCTTTCTATAGTGAGCATAGGAAGTTTAAGGATACCCTTATCATCCCTCAGCCCCTTATCTCTCTTGATTTGCAGTGCTCTTTCTGCAGATACCCAGATGACAGGTACCTTCTTAAAGCCTTTATTTGTAGTTACTGATATGTTCAGTGTATCATTAATATAATTTAGGAAAGCCGTATCAATTGTTTCAATCGTGGAAGGCATAAAAGAAACTTCTTTTAGCTTTCCGTCGATTCCTTTTATGCCTGTATAACTATTATCATGTGGCATCGAATAGGCCCTCGCGTGCTCTTATACATTTAGCAGATATCTCTAGCTTGTGGTCAATCTGTCCATAGATTAGCTTTGGTTCAGAAAGCGTTACAATCTCATATAATGAGTTTCCATAAAGAACAAAGTCTCCCTCTCTTACAAAAAGATTTTGATCTTCTGTTAGTCTACGCTTATGAAAATGAATTGTAATTCCCTGTGTCTTGTCCAGGCCAATGTTTTTGGTATATTCTGTTTTAAGGCCGTCGTACTCAATGAGAGCTTTGACTGCAATCGGAGGTAAAAAAGTCTTTTGTATTGCCTCCCCGTATACAGGATGGTACTTGGTTCTCTCCACATCTAGAGGGTAGTAAGCAATTGTTTGGCCCACAACTCTTTCAATAATCTCGTCGTTAACTTGTTTAACGAGATCTCGCTCCTTCGCACCAGTAAAGAGCGGAGGAGGCGGAGCATCAGGTTGTGTCCATTT